AAGATCTATTTCGCCGGCTACAGCAATTCCACGATCAAGCCTGGCGGGATGATCTTCGCTCCCTTCAATCTTGCCGCTCGCTCCGCCTTCCTGCAGAGCGGATCGCTCGCCGGATTGAGCCTGGCACAGCTTGAAGTGCTGAGCGGTACGCTCATCCTCACCGTTGCCGGCGTGGTAGAGACTTCGGCCGCGATTGATCTGTCTACCGCCGGCAGTTTCAGCGGCGCGGCTACTCTCATTCAAGCCGGTTTCACAACTCCCCCCTTCACCGTTGCGTGGAATCCCGTTACCAGTGCGTTCGTGATCACCACCACGGCAACCGGCGCAACGGAGACGATCACTTTCGCAAGCGGGACGCTCGCCGCCGGGCTCAATCTGACTCAGGCAACCGGCGCGATTCTCTCGCAGGGAGCCGCGCTCGATACGCCGGCTACCGCAATGGCGAACGCCGTGCGCGTGACGCAGAACTTCGCGAGCGTTGTAACGCTATGGGAGCCGACTCTCAGCGATAAGGAAGGCTTCGCGGCCTGGTTCAATGCGGCCAACCTTGAATATCTGTATCTCGGTTGGGATTCCGATCCGAACGCATCGGTACTCGGAAATACAACCTGTTTCGGCGCGGTAACGAAGGCCGCTCAGTGGAACGGCGTTGCGTGCATCTCCGGAGATCCGGCGTTAGCTCTCGCGAGCGGCACCACTCTCGCCGCGCTCGCGCTCAACGTCGCTACGTTCGTGGCCGGCGCGATTGCTTCGATCAACTCCGGCGCAACCAACGGGCGCGTTACTCTCGCCTTCCTTGCTCAGTCGGGGATGGCTCCCACGGTTGCAGACGATCAGATCTCTCAGAATTTGCTCGCGAACGGTTACAGCTTCTACGGATCGTATGCGACGGCGAATGATGGCTTCGTTTTCTTCTACAACGGGCAGATGCCGGGCGAGTTCGGTTTCATCGATTCCTTCGTCAATCAGATTTACCTCAACGCACAATTTCAGTTGGCGATGCTCACGTTGCTTACCAACATCGGAGACTTCCCCTATACCCCATCCGGTTACGGGTTGCTTCGTTCGGCGCTGATGGACCCTATCAATGCGGCGCTTGCTTTCGGAACGATTCGCACGGGAGTTACTCTTTCGGCCGCGCAGATCTCCGAAGTCAACCTGGCCGCCGGCGTTGACGCTGCAAGCGTGATTCAGACGGCCGGCTACTACCTGCAGATCCTTGACCCTGGCGCTCAGGTTCGCGGGCTCCGCGGCAGCCCTATCGTCAACTTCTGGTATAGCGACGGCGGCGCGGTCCAATTTATCAACATGGCAAGCATTGACATTCTGTAACTGAAAGAGGGCAGCATTTTGGACACTTCGATCAATGCGGCGCTCGCCTTCGGAGCCATTCGCACGGGCGTTACGCTTTCGGATGAGCAGATCTCCGAAGTCAACCAGGCCGCCGGCGTAGACGCTGCAAGCGTGATTCAGACGGCCGGCAACTACCTGCAGATCCTTGACCCTGGCGCTCAGGTTCGCGGGCTCCGCGGCAGCCCTATCGTCAACCTCTGGTACGCCGATGGTGACGCGGTCCAAACCATAACGATGGCAAGCATCGACATTCTGTAACTGAAAGAGGGCAGCATTTTGGACACTTCGATAACCTCAGCAAATTCCGTATTCACGATCTCTGTCCCCGGCTTGTTTCCTATCCCTCAGCAGTTGAAGGGATACTCCGCAGAGAAGGCTTGGAGCAGCGATAACCTCGACCTGGCAGAGACTCAGATGGGCGTAGATGGCCGCTTGACCGCCGGCTATACCCCGATGGCTGTAAAGCAGACGATCAGCCTGCAGGCCGACTCCCCGAGTAAGCAGATCTTCAAAACCATTCAGGCCGCGACTCGGGCGGCGCGGGATGTGTATTACATAAACGGCACGATTGATCTGCCGTCCACGGGTGAATCCTTCATCGGTACCCGCGGCGTGCTGCAGGCAGTGAAGCCCCTTCCGGACGCCGGCAAGGTTTTGCAGCCGATGGAGTTTGCAATTGTGTGGGAGAGTCTGGTGCCCACTCTCCTGTAAATATGACAGAAGAAACGATGGGGGTTTAGGTAACTAATGAATTACAGCAAAAATGCGCCGGCCTTCGCAGCATCGTTTGAGGGGTACTCGCCCGTTTCGGTGCATCATCCGGAAGATCCCCCGGACGTATGGACAATGGGATTTGGCTCAACATATTGGAGCGGCGCGAAGGTAACTGAGGGTATGACGTGTACCCGCGATGAAGCGCTCTTGCAGTTGGCGGGCGGCCTTGAGAGTGCGGCGCGATGCGTCAATCTCTCGCTGCATGTGACCGTAACCCAGGACGAGTTTGACGCTTGCACGGATCTTACTTACAACATCGGCTGCTCGCGCTGGCAGGAATCCACCGCGAGGGAGCGGCTCAACGCTGGGGATTACGCTGGCGCAGCATCAGCCTTCGAGATGTGGGATCGTGCGGGCGGCGTAGTGATGGCAGGATTGCTCCGACGCCGGAAGGCTGAGGAAGTTCTATTTGATACGCAGGGAGTATCGGCATGAGAAAGACGGCGAGTTATACAGTCACGCAAGAGGGCCGCGATCTCGGCAAGCGCTTCCTCATAACTGAGATGGGCGCAGCGCAGGGGGAGTCGTGGGCGGCGCGGGCTCTGCTCGCACTGATGGCGAATAACGCGGAGATCCCCGAAAACTTTGCAGAGCTCGGAATGGCCGGGCTTGCTGAGTTGGGACTCAGGGCGCTGAGTAGTCTTCGCTGGGAAGTCCTCTCCCCCTTGCTTGAGGAAATGATGGCCTGCGTTCAAATCATTCCCGATGCCAAAAAGACTCAGGTTGTGCGTTCACTCATTGAGGACGATATCGAAGAGATTGCAACGCGGCTCAGTCTGCGTTTGGAGTGGTGGGAGTTGCATATGGGTTTTTTGCAAGCCGTCGCCCCCTCAATCTTAGGACACGGGCCGGCGGCGAAGGACGCCCCCCGGCGAGCTACAGCAACGTCCCGAAGATAATTGGGATACTGATCTCCCGGCGCATGGCGACGCTGCATGAGTTACAGACTTGCTATGGAGTGGAAGACGCTCACAACATGTTGGAAGTGGTGATTGTAGACGATGCCAACAGACAGACATAAACTCGATCTCCAACGCGAACGATACGCCAATATGACTTCTGAAGAAAAGGTAGCTTGGCGTGAGAGGGCGTCCGGATGCCTACAATCATAGATTCTTTAGTAGTCAGCCTAGGCCTCGACTCCAAAGACTTGGATGCGAAGAGCGGCTCTGCGGGCAAGAAGCTAAAAGAAGTTGAGGGGCAATCTGCAAAGACTGAGGGCGGCGTAAGGAAGATCGGCGTCGCCAGCAAAGAGGCGGCGGTCGGAGTCGGCGGGCTAACCCGCACGCTGGGGAGCTTCCTCGCGCTCATCGCCGGAACGATGGCGATCAAGGCGTTTGCATCCGACTTCATCGATGCCAACGCCGCATTGCTACGACTCTCTCAGAATCTCGGTCTAGGCGTCTCAACTATCTCAGCGTGGGGGAAAGCCTCCGAAGAGCTCGGCGGGAGCGCGGCGGGGCTGCAGGGCACGCTAGACATGCTCTCAATGTCGCAGACGGAGCTTCGTCTAACCGGGCAATCCTCTCTGATCCCCTATTTCTCAGCGCTCGGGGTATCGCTCGCCGACGTGAACGGCAAGGCGCGGCCGGTTGACGCAATTCTTTTGGATCTCGCAGATCGCTTCTCTCGTATGGACCGGACAACCGCAAACAACATGGGCCGGATGATGGGGATCGATCAAGGGACCATGAACCTGCTTTTGCAGGGGCGCAAAGAGCTTGAGCTAACGATCAAGCGCCAGAAGGAAAGTACGGCGGTCACGCAGAAGCAGGCCGAAGCCGCCCAGAAGCTACAGACTCAGATTGTGGAGACGAAGCAAAAGTTTACGGCGCTTGGGAATGCGCTGATGCTTGAGGCAGCGCCGGCGCTTGAGAGACTCGCTGATCTCTTCCTTCGCCTGGGCAACTGGGTACTCGACAATGAGGAACTCGTAACGGACTTCCTGAAGGTGATGGCGGTCGGGCTGGGAGCAATCGCGCTCATAACTGCCCCGATCAATCTCGCAGTGGTTGCCGTACTCGCGCTCGCCGCTGGCATCGCGCTGCTCTGGCAGGACTATCAGGTATGGAAGCGCGGCGGTACATCCTTTATCGACTGGGCGAAGTGGGAGCCTGAGATTAGGATGGCTACGAAGGCCATCACTCTTCTAGGCGACGCCATAGCGCGAGTGATCGGGCTCAAGAGCCAGCCTGCAAACAATCACGCCCCAGGCTCGGGGTACACCCAACTCAAGGACAACGCCCCCGCGGGCTGGGCGAGTCCGGGCGGCGGTGAGCCCGGGGGCGCGGCCACTGGTGAGCAGATCAAAAAGTATTTCGAGGGGCAAGGATGGAGTTCCGCTCAGGCCGCCGGCATTGCTGCAAACTTTATGCGCGAGAGTGTCGGCCGAACTAAGGCACCGGGGGACGGCGGTCACGCATACGGTTTAGGGCAGTGGCACTCAGACCGGCAAGCCAACTTTGCGAAATTTGCCGGGCACAGTATCAAGTCATCTACTCTCCCTGAGCAATTGGCTTTTGCTCAGTACGAACTTACTCACGGTGAGAAGAGGGCGGGAGATGCGCTCCGCGGGGCGACTAACGCAGGGCAGGCCGGCGCGATTGTGTCACGGATGTATGAGCGGCCGGCAGACGCAGACGGCGAAGCGAGACTGCGCTCATCTCTCGCTCTGGCGCTCGCGGGCGTCGGCGGGGCAACCGGCGCAATCGCGGCGGCGAGCCCCACGCCGGCGGGCTCTGGCGTGTCTTCGAGCGATAGCAGCGTTACAAACCATATCGGAGAGATCAAGGTTTACACGGCTGCCACTGATGCGAACGGCATCGCTCGGGGCATGAACTTCCTCTTCACCAGCCAGGCTAATGCGGGGCTCAACTAATGCCGCCGGCAACAAACATTCCGTACCCCAACGTTCCCGCGGTCCCGGGCGTGCCCCAGCTATTGCGTCAGGTGGGCGCGGTTGCGCCGATACCCGTTGTGACAATCGGGATCGGCGCTCTCGAAAACATCCTGGGCGCGGCGCTGCAACAGGCTCCGCAGTGGGGCATCTTCGACGCAGCCGGCAACCAGGTTGGCATCAGCCCCAACAGTTCTGCAACGCTCCTGGCAGCCATCGGTAACGCTGCACTGAGCCTGCTCTCGGGCGCGAGTGCGGTCCTCTCCACTTTTGGATTCGATTATATGAAAGAGATGGTAGTGAGCGATTTCCCCGTTGAAGGGGGATCGTTCGCCAGCTACAACAAAGTAGAGAAGCCGGGCAACCCCGTGGTGACTCTAGCGCTCGCCGGTAGCGTGAGTGACCGGACAACGTTTCTCAACGCTATCGATGCTGCTACCAAATCAATCAACGCCTATAGCGTCGTGACGCCCGAGATCACCTATTCCAATTACACTCTTGAGCGCTATCGCTATCAGCGGCGAGCGGAGCGGGGCGCGACGCTGCTTATGGTCGAAGTGTCGCTCAAGCAAGTTCGGGGCGTGGTAGCTGCATTTACTACCGTGACTGTCACTCCTATCGTCAATCCCCAAGATCCCGGCGCTACGTCTCAAGTGAGTAACGGACCTACGCAACCGATAGCGCCGCCGACTTCTACGTTTAAGTCACTTGCAAATAAACTGGGGCTCCACTGATGCCCCAACAAATATCTACTCAACCCGTTCCCTCTCAGATATTGCAAGTGACACTTGCTGGGCAAAGTTGCCAGATCGCCATCTATCAGAAGACGCAAGGGCTCTTCGTGGATCTCAACGTAAACGGCATTGATATCTCTATAGCCGTGATCGCGCATGATGTTGTACCACTGGTTCCTACCGGTTATCTTGGATTTGTGGGGCAACTGATATTTACGGACACTCAGGGGGGTAACGATCCGACTTATGACGGGCTCGGGAGCCGCTATCAACTCGTCTACCTGACACCGGCGGAGGTTGCGAGTGTTCAACTTCAATTCTGACGCCGGTTAGCAGCCCGATAATCCTAAATGCTATTCTGGTAAAGAAGAACCGCTTAGAGCTTTCATCGGGCGCGGGCACGAGGGTAATCATGGTTTTTATTATGGAGAATTGTTGACTGTACTGTCAATAGCTAAATTATGATCGGTTCCTTCCAAAATAAAAAAGAGCTTCGCTTCGTCATCACGCTCGCGACGGGGAGCTTCGGCTCAAGCTCTGCTAACCAGGTAACTCTTGAGGGGCTTCGTGCCACTGCCGAAATTGACAAAGGCGGCGGCCAGATGAACGCCACTCTTTGCGCTCAAATTTACGGCGTGGCTCAAAGTGACATGAATGCGGTAACAACCCCGTGGGGACCACGCTATATCAATCGTAATACGATTTTGGTTTATGCCATCGACGGAGCGCAGGAGACGCTAGTATTTGCGGGAGAGATTGTAAACGCCTGGGGCAACTATCAGCAGATGCCTGATGTCTTCCTACAAATACAGGCTCAAGCTGGCGTGATCAATCAGCTTCAACCTATCCCTCCCACTAGCTACAAAGGCACCGTGGATGTTGCCACTCTGATGGCTCAACTCGCGGCAACGATGGGATACAAGTTTGAGAATAACGGCGTAAGCGTCCCGCTCGTAAATCCCTACGTGGCAAACACCGGAATCGAGCAAGTAAAGTCTCTAGCGAAGCAGGCGGGAATAGGATGGGGACTTGATAACGGTGTACTCTTCATAGCGCCAGCAGATACGCCACGCGGGAGCTTGATCCCCCTGATCTCCTCTCAAACTGGGATGATCGGATACCCGACGTATGACAATCATGGGATCAATATCAGAACTCTTTTCAATCCGGCTATCGTCTACCACGGGGCGTTCAAGGTAATCAGTTCGGTGCCGCGCCCGATGGGATCTCTCGATACTCAAGGCGCTGCTCTCGCGCCCAGTCTAATCGGACAATGGGTAGCATTTTCAATCGCTCACAGTCTTTCGAGCGAGAAGCCGGGCGGCCCCTGGTGGAGCACAGTGAGAGGAAACCCCAGTGGCTTCGCAATCTCCAATTAGTCTCGGTACTCTTTGGCCCTCTAGCACCTGGGGAGAGTACAACAACATCGTTTTTGCTATCCAAGCTGCCCTCGCCAAAATGCAAACCGGGACGCTGGTACGAATAGAGGCTTGCACAAACGCGGGTGATCTCTCGCCGGTTGGCTTCGTGGATGTAACGCCGCTGGTGAATCAAATTGACGGCTCAGTGCCCGCCAACCCGACGCCGCACGTTACGATTTACGGACTCCCCTATCTGCGAATGCAGGGCGGAACTAACGCCGTGATCTTGGACCCTCAGCCCGGCGATATCGGCGTGGCCGTCTTCGCCAGTCGCGATATAAGCAAGGTGAAGAGCACGAAGGCTCAGGCCAACCCAGGCAGCTACCGGCAGTATGATTTCTCGGACGGCATGTATCTGGGCGGAATGCTCAACGCCGTGCCCGTGCAATACGTTCGCTTTGGAACTGACGGGATAACCATCGTTTCCCCGACTGCGATCACGCTCACGGCTCCCACAATCACGCTAGGCGGCGCTGTAACTGTTGAGGGGGCGCTTACTCAGAGCGGCGGCGACGTGAGCATTACCGCCCCCGACACAATTACTCTGGCAGCCCCCGAGATCAACCTAGATGGCGCGTTGGCGTCAACCGGCGGCAATGCTACGATGAGCGGGGAGCTTACAACTACCGGCGATGTAATTGCCGGCGGCAAGAGCCTCAAAACTCACGTCCACACTAGCGAAGCCGTGGGGACGCAAACGAGCCCGCCTCTATGAATACGCTTTTGCTTGACACCGAGCAGTGGGATTTAGTTTTGGACGCATCGGGGAATATCGCGATGGCGACGCCCCCGTATGCTCTGGCTCAGGACGTAGCAAGCGCGGTCAAAACGTTTCTCGGAGAGCTTTGGTATGACACGACTCAGGGCATTCCCTATTTCTCTGAAGTCCTGGGGAAGCTGCCGCCGGCGGCGCTGCTCACTCAGCTTATAAGCGATCAGGCTCTAACCGTGCCGGGCGTTGTTACCGCAGAGTGCTCGATTACTTCCTTCAATGCTCGGGGCGTCTCGGGGCAAATCAACTTTACAGATGACACGGGGGAAACAACCATTGTCAATTTCTAAGGGAGCAATCTAATGGGACTTCCCCCCGGCATTCCGAGCACGCAGGTACCTCAGATCCAATTTACGCCGCAAGGCCCGATCATCCCCGAGGATGGGGACATTCTCGCAGGTGTGCAGATCGATATGAATTACGCTTTCGGGGGCGGGCTCAATCCCGGCCTGACTACTCCGCAAGGGCAGCTTGCGTCGAGTACGGCGGCGATCATCTCCGACAAGGATGCGGAGATCGCTCTCATCTGCAATCAGGTTGATCCTCAGTACGCAACGGGGCGCTTTCAGGATGCCATCGGACGTTTGACAGTTGGAATGGCTCCGCGCTTCCAAGCGGCAGGTACTGCGGTTGCTTGTATCCTCACCGGCCCAGGGGGAGTAGTACCAGCCGGAACTCTCGCGCGAGATACATCGGGCAACACTTATGCTTTGCTCGGGGCGGTCACAATACCCGGTACGGGCTCGGTTATGAGTTCATGGCAGAATCTTGCGACTGGTCCGATCCCTTGCCCTGCCGGAAGTCTCACGCAGGTATATCAGGCCGTCCCCGGTTGGGATGCAATTTCCAATCCAGCAGATGGCGTATTGGGCCGCGACGTTGAGACGCCTCAAGAGTTTGAGCTACGCCGCCAGAACTCAGTTGCAGGTAACGCCCGCGGCTCTGTGCAGGCGATTCAGGCCGGCGTCTTCGACAACGCGCCGAACGTGCTGGATTGCTACGTGATCGACAACCCCACTGGGCTGACGGTCAATAAGGGATCTACCAACTATCCGATGCTCCCCCACTCGCTTTACGTGGCAGTGGTTGGCGGGGTTGATGCCGATATCGCTAATGCTATCTGGCCCAAGAAAGACACGGGTTGCGACTACAACGGAAATACCTCAGTGACGGTTTTCGATATGAGCCCTCAGTATGCCCCCGGTCCATATCCCTCTTACGCAGTGAAGTTCAACCGTCCTACGAGTACCCCCGTGCTCTTCGCAGTGTCAATCGTCAACTCCCCGACGCTGCCGGCCGATATCGTAACCCTGATTCAAAACGCTATCATTGCTCAATTCAACGGGGGCAACGGGCAGATCCCCGCTCGCATCGGCGCTGCGATCACCGGCTCTAGCTATTACGGCGCGGTCATCGGCGTAGCGCCTGGCATCACGGTGCTGAGCGTCCTTGTTGGAGTCGCCACGCCAACTCTGCCTCAGGTCGTCATGGGTATCGATCAGTCCCCCGTGATCAGCGCGGGCGACATTACGGTTAGCCTCATATGAAAAATATAGAGCAAACCATCATTTCGCAGTACGGCAATAGCCCAGCTCTCACCGCGCTCATTCGTAACATGAACGAGTACATCCGGGTGGATGCTGATATCGACGGATTCTTCGACACGATTTGGAATGTGGAAACCGCCGTGGGCTTAGGGCTAGATATCTGGGGCAGCATCGTCGGCCTTCCGACCGGCCGCTATATCTACACCGAGCCAGTCACGGTGTTGAATGACGATCAGTTTCGCACCCTCATTCTCATCAAAGCTCTGAGCAACATCTCGATTACAAGTTCCCCCAGCTTCAATCAAATGCTGAATATCTTCTTTGCTGGGCGCGGGCGCTGCTACGTGAGTGATCAGGGCTCCATGCAGATGCGGTATACCTTCGAGTTCCCACTGGAGCCTTGGGAGATTCAAGTTATTTCGGAGCCTGACATCTTACTTAGGCCGGCTGGAGTGGGTGTTACACTCGCCATAATCGATTACCCGGTGTTTGGATTCTCCGAAGCAAATAGCCCCAAGTTTACGGGATTCAATCAGGCACCCTTTGTTTCGGAGGCGATAGTAATCTAATGCTCTTAGCCAGCGCACCATCAAAAGTAGTTGAAGCTTTCGCAGCCGGGGGCGGCAAGAATGTAATCCCAGTGCCTTCGCAGATTGGCATTACTCCCGGCGCGGCATCATGGACTGACGGATTCCCACCACTCACTCGTACTGATCCGATTGCTGGTGGTGTAGGCCCGAGCGGTCTGGATATGAATGGGGCACTCAATGCCATCTCAGCTCTGTCCATCTGGTACAACGCTGGTGCTGGCTTCCCCTACGATGCCGTATTCTCTGCGACCGTTGGCGGCTACCCAGCGGGGGCGCGAGTCCTGCAGGCGAGCGGCGCGGGCTACTGGCGGAGTACGGTCGATAACAACGTGACCGATCCGGACACCGGCGGCGCGGGCTGGGTACCGGAGGGCGCGAGCGTGCTATCAAGCGTCTACGCTTCTGCTCAGCAAACGCTCGCCCTGGGAACCTCGAAGATCCTCTTCGATACCGTCGAGTTCGATGACGGACTCTGGGATGTGACCGATCATCGCTTCGTTGCCCCCTACGCCGGCCGGTATCGAGTGGCCGGCTCTGTGATGCTCGCCGCCCCTGACGGGCAGCTTCTAGCGACTCAGATCTTCAAGAATGGAGCTATCGCAAAACAATGCTTTCAGGCTCCCCAGGTGAGCGACGGAAATATGAGCTTGCCCTTTGATGCCGTGCTCAACCTGGCGGCCGGCGATTACCTCGAAGCATTCCTTGTAGCGCCAGGCGCGGCCGTGCTCGCCGGGCAGGTTGGGAGCAATCAGGCATATGTATTTGCTCAGGCTGAATATCTCGGCACATAATTAGAGGTATGGCTCAGGCCCCTGGGGAAATAATGACTCATAGTAGCGAAGTAGTCGATGCAGCCGATCTCGCCGTAAAGAAGGTTTTCTATTTGCTTGGGGTAGACGTTGACAACGCCGCTAGTATCGAAAGTTTCCGCGAAGATCTCCGCTTTGGCCGTAGGCTTCGTAAGCTCGCTAATAGTGGCGTGGCGGGGATCGTGGGACTACTGGCGTTGGGTTTAGTAACCGCGCTCTATAGCGGCATCCTCAATTCGCTCAAAGGAAGGTAGCCCCAATGCTCGACAAACTTCCTTCGCCGTTCTGGGCGGTAATACTGGCAGGCATGGGAGCCGGGCTCGCGCTCGCATCTCTCTTTCATCCGACTCCCGAGAATATCGCGCTCGCAGTCCTGGGCGTTGGCTCCAACCTGGTGAGCGGAGCCCTGGGCGCGTTCGCCGGCCACGCTCAGGCGTCGGCGCAAAAAGCCGATGTGACAACTCCTGACGCCCGCGTTACTATCGGCTCAGACGACCAAAAATAACGGTTGCCACTCGGAGAATAATAATTATGACTGTTACCTCAGTGCTTGACGATGTAAAAGGCTGGTTCGCGAAGGTTTTCAAGAATGCACCTTCCGCCGAAGTTACGGCCCTCTCTGCCCTCAATACCGTTGCCCCCGAAGCGGAGATCTTGCTTGATCTGATCGATCCGGCCGCTGGCGCAATCGCAACCCCGATCATTACCGAAGTGCAGGCTGATCTCGGTACCGTCGCGAACCTGCTCAAGTCGGGCAATACCGTCAATCTCGGTACCTTCCTGGCTGCGATCAAGAGCAATTTGAGCCTACTGCTCACCGAGGGCCATATCACGGACCCGGCAAGCGTCACGAAGGCGACGGGGATCGTTGGCGCGATCTCTGGCGTTATTACCAGCCTGCAGAATCAGTACGCAACGGCGTAATGAGCTATCAGTCTGAGTTTCGAGCAACGGCCGTCGCTCTCGCGGCGGTCTTTTGCTTGGGCTCTATCGGTTATCGCGTCCTGACCGCCCCCGAGATCCCCGATCTCGCGCCCACGGTTACAAAGCTCAACGCAACCATTACCGCGGCGTCTACGGCGCTGCAGGGGCTTCCGGCCGTTCTGACGCACGTTCAAACTACCAGCGACGCGGCTACGGGCGTCCTACGCTCAGCATCGCCCGTTGTGGCGAGCTTTGCGGGGACCGCCGGCAAGCTCAACGATACAATCGATCTCACATCCCATCGGCTAAACGATCTCTGCCCGCTCCCCCCCGACGTAAGGCCGTGCGGAACGCTCGCCGACACTAACCGCACCCTGGCGACGTTGCGGGGCACATCAGGGCAGGTAGAGCGTTCGCTCATCCTCTTCAACCAGCATGAGGGGGATCTCTTCACTCAGGAGAGCGCCGCTTACGCTGGGATGAATAAATCAGTCTTGGATTTTGACGCGCTGGTATCCGATCCGGATCTCAAGGCGAACATCCACAACTCAGCGATTATTACCGGGAATTTTGCGGCCATATCGACCGAAGGAAAAGACTGGCTCCATCTGAGGCTCTATCCGACAAAGAAAAAGGGGTTTGTGTCGGGCTTTGAGGCAACTGGGGACGCAGCGAAACATTGGATGCCGCCCCTCTTTTAGGGCACTCGGGGCGCTCTTCGTCGGCATCCCATATCAGGCCGCAAGTATCACAAACGATCTGATCAAGTTGCCGGCGAGCTTTACAGTTTGGCAGGTTCAAAGCTGGTATCCCCCTCACGTTCTAAATAACTAGGCTCAAAACTCTCATCTTCCCATTCCGCATACGGAGGGGACGTAACTGTTAGCTGTACACTCTCGCTCGCTACAAGGCAACTGAGAGCCATCACGTTATCGCAGTTATATAGTTGCATAGCCAATGTCCCTCAATATCGCGTGGCAATTGTCGAGATACCAGGCGTAGTCAATGTCATCCGGCAGTGAGTCCGGCAGAGTCAGGCAGGGCTTAGCGCCGTAGCTGAGGCTTACGGTGTTGCCGTTAGTGTTGTAGATGATTGAGCCGGGCGCGGATGTCGAGTAGTAGAATCTGATCACTTTGCCCATATACTCGGGCCGTTGCGGGGTGAAGCAAGATGCGTAAGCGCTCCCCGCATCCGCCAGCACGCCCGCCCGCTGCCATTTACGGCCGCTCTTCACCCATCCGTTAGCCTGCAGAGTGGCCGTCATATCGCGTATCTTTGTGCCCTTGAGCGGTCCCTCGCCCCAGAGCTTCACAGCGCCGCCGGCAACCTTGCGGACTGTCACAAATTTGCGGATATCCCGGCTCGCGGCGAGCGTATAAAGGATCGGCGTCCCCTTGCTGAGATATTCGGCCACGGCATCTGAGCAGATCTCCACATCGGGATTCTTCTTTTCGACCAGGCCGGCCTTTGAGTATTCCCCTTTGCGCTTTACCTTCCCGTCGATCTTCACTGCAAAGTAATTATTTACGTCTTTGGAATAAATGGCCTTGTAAGTATTGCTTTCCATCTCCAAACCCGTGCTCCGCTCCCACTCTTCGATGAGCCGATCGCTCGAAGCGAGCAGATGGCGCGGGCAAAATGCCACAAACCCGTCAGTATTCGCAGACACAACAGGGATGCCGTTCGATTCATGCCACTCAATCAGCATCATGAGCGCAAGTTGCCCGGTGATGGTGGTTTGAATGAGCATCTCAGGGGCGAAAAGGATGGAGAACGGGCTCCCAGTCTTCCCGAAAACGCCGTTGATCATAATCTTGCCGCCCTCGTTCTCTACCTCAGCCTTCGTGTATTCGGGAGTTCCTTTAGTAAGTGTTTTCTGTAGAGCCTTCGCCTTCAGACGCTCATCTTTGATCGCTGCATACTCATGCAGGAACGCGGGGCCGAGAGCCTTCGGATATTTTCCGGAGTTCAAGATCAGACTGGGATAGTAGCTGGCAACATCCGAATCCCTGAGTACAGCGTTTTCGTCGCTTCGGTACGCCACGCGCTTCTCGGAGGAGTGCAGGCCGCCGATCCCGAGCCGGTAGCGCGACGAGCCGATTTGGATCTCAAGTCCGTCTAGCTGGGCGGGCATGACGACGGAGCCACTCGGGCCAAGCCGGAATACGGCCTCTCTGACCAGGGAGAACGCCTGCATGAGAGGTGCCGTCTGAAATTTGAGGAAGGATGGCGGCTCGTATTTGAAGACCAGATTCCAGTCAATCTCAGGCTTATAAATCTTCTGACCTAGAGCCTGCTCACAGCGGCGCTTTAGAACGGCTTCGGCAAGCTGAGCATCTGACTTACTTCGCAGATCAATCCCGTAGCGCTTGCTCAACTCCTGGCGCTGGTGGAGTTGGGGCGCGAGTGCATCGAATAGCCCCTCTAGGACTGAGAGATCATTTCCGCAATAGTCGTCTACTTCGGCGATCTCCGCAGGCGTGAGGTATTGATCCGGCGAGTAGGGAAGATCTCGCATCGTCTTGCAGTGGATTCGACCTGCGTACTGCTTTTGGCTGCCCGCGCCTGGCGCTACTTCCATCACATCGATGTGATCAGCCGGCCGCCACTCGGGGAGCCCTAACTCCCAGGGCTTTAGCTTCTGGACAATGATTTGATCATTGAGCCATTTGAGTTGATCTGGGGTATAGCCCGAGAGCGCCGCGGCGATCATCGGTACATCGTAGTAATTGCCGTTGAAGCTCACGGTTGTAAAGATCTGGAATAGCGTGGTGATGCTCGCAACCGCCGCGGGCTCTAACCTCTCGCCCGCCCTCAGCGCGAACGTAAAGCATTCGCCGCCCTGAGGACGGAACTTGAGAAGCCAAAAGTTAGGAAAACATTCTGTGTCGTAAAATGCTACCGGCTTACCTGATGGTGGAGCGGGGATCATTACGCAGCGGCCGCGGCCTTCGGTTTGATCTCTTCAACGTAGAGATAAAGATCTAGCAAGAGCTTGCGATCAACTTCGATAAACTCCCCGTACTCTTCATCAGCGAGCATCCCGGCCACGTCTTCGAGGGCGGCAGTAACGCGCCGGATGAGTTCGGGATCGCGAGCAACCGGCTTCGGAACTTTGACCGCGCCCGGTTTCTTTACGTCGCTCCGCTCGATAGTGCCCTCTTTTTTCAAAACCTCATGCTGCTGAGCTTCGCTGAGCTTCGCGATTGCAACGGCCGCCGACTCTTTGACCCGGCCGGATTTCACCGCTTCGGCGGCTTCCTCTGACAGAGAGATAAGCGCGATGCGGTCCTTTACGAACTTGTGGGCGGCCTTGAGTTCGCCCTCAGTCTTCGCGGTCGGGAAGTAGACGCCGGCGATCTGCTCATCCGTCATCGCGTAGACGTTGAGAAGCCGCTTGATGTTGTGAGCGTCGTCAAGGGGAGTTGCGGGATTGCGAAAGCGATTCTCTGAGATGTTGATCAGAAACGCTTCGCCTTCGCTGCATTGCACGTAGGTACAACGAACCTGCAGTTTGACCGGCGCGAGCCCGCGCTTGTTGATCTCGCTGATCGCACGCCAGCGAGAGAAGCCGGCAACCAGGACGGCCGCGCCGCCATCGTTGCGGATGACAACCGGCGTATGCTGCCCGCGCGCCAGGATATCGGTAATGAGCCATTCAATCTCAGGCTTTTCGTGACGACCGTTGAGATCGGGCTTGATCGTAATGTCTTCAGGGTAGAAGCGATACTCGGAGGTTCGCTTATGCTCAACTGCAAACTGTACTGCCATTTCTAAGCCTCTTTCTCATATTCCAAAATTCGCCCGCACTCTTTGCAAAATGGTGCAGATTTCTCTACAACGCCACGGATGCGGGTAAGGATTGAGAGAAGGCCGAAACGCCGCGGCTCGCGCCAGTAGCGCTCCCCAGGACTGATGACGGCTTTACACTCTTTGCACTCCCGAACGATCTTGCTACGCTTCCAACTCATCGCACGCGCCCCAGTGAAAAACGAAAGCGGCTCCCGATGATCTGAGAGCCGCGCTCGGGTTTAGCCCATCGTCATATAACCTTCGGCGATCAAGTTGGCTTGCGTCCAACCGGCCGATATAAACGCCTGGTACGAAGCGCCGGCAGCCTTCGCGGTCATCTGGGGACCGCTAGAAGGGGATGCAGGAGCAGGCGGTGGAGGCGTCGGGGGAGCCGCAGCAACCGCAGGGGACGGCGGGATAGCCGGGATCGCGGCGGGCGAGGAAGGGTTTGCCGGTACCTGCAGGAATTGGGGGTTAGGTTGTACCGGGATTGGGGGCGGCGGCGCGGCAGCGACAGTAGCGGAAGGCACAGGCACAGGCATAGGGACCGTAGAAGCTGCCGGCGTCATGCTTGCGCCGGCAGGCAACGCCGATTGACCAAAGCCCGCTTCGTTTACATCGGGACCGAAGACGATCTCGGGACCGTATCCGCGGAGGCAAATCATCGAATGGTTGAGATAGATGCCCGGCTGAGACTGCGAGCCGTTCCCGTCAACCGTGCCGGCCACTTCAATAAAGTAACCAGGCTTGACGTAATCAACTTCCATCACTTGCACCATTCCGCTCGCGTCGGGGCGGTAAACCTTCGGAGCGAAGCCGCCAGAGAACTTGAGAATCCAGTGACCCTTCCAACCTTCGTTATCGCAGGGCTTCCGGCCGCGCTTGTTCGGGACTGCAGAATCACCGTTTTCGATTTTCCAAGCAAAGCTCGGGCTCTGGGCGGCTTGTGGAAACGCCTTGTGGCCAACTGCCCAGATGATTGCGCCCCATGATGTCTCTGCCCAGTGCTGCTCAGCGCCCTTTGGAATCGCGAGCGCGAAAAAGAAGTTGGTGCGAGATTGGCCGGCGTTTGGTCCGTTTTTGATGACTAGGGGTTTACCCTCAGCATCAGTGGTACTCCCTTTGTATAGGCTTCCCATCACCATACGACCAACGGGAAGTTGCGGTGGATTGATATTTACGCGATCTGCCAAGTTATTTCTCCTTAGTTAGATAATTGATTGCATTTTGAAGGGTTTCGAGGTTGTCTTTGAGAAGTCCTAAAGCAACATTGCAGGGATGGCAGTAATCAACCCTTCCCAAATACTCTGCGTGCAGCAGTATTATTCTGTGGCACCAGTTTTACAGCGCCAGGAATAATTGAAGAGTAATTATTACTGACGGCTTCGTCAAGTCCTAATCGATCCGCCTGAGCTGGCGAGACAACACCGGGTTTGCTAAGGTTTTTTCCCAGCATTTGACCGATAGTTATGAGTTGATCAATGGGAATATTCCACTGGCGGCGGCCCTTGCCCGGCTCTGCGACGTAATAGGGCACTGACGCGCCCGCTCTCAGGTTGGCGAGCGTCAACGCCCTAAGTCCTTCAACGCGAGCCCCTAGCCTCTCGTATGCCCTTTCGAGCATCCTGAGTTCAAGGCCGGCAGCCTGGGGCGTGAGGTTATGAGGTTGGCGAGCCGTTGCAAATTCCGCGTCACTGTATGCGGCTCTCTGCAGAGCTTCGCACGCATGGCGGCCGGGACAATGGCAGCACTCGGGATTTGTGGAAGCCATCGGCTTAGGGCTATACGCCTGGGTTGCCGCGGCCTGCATCGCGATCATATGGGCGCGGGCAGTGACTTCGCCCCATATGTAATTGTGCGTTCGGACGGGCTCGCCGCGGTGATAGCAGCGGGGTTGGATTACGGTAAAGCTCACTGAGATGTTGGCAGGATCTCCCAGTAGAGCAGGCTTCAACGTCTCGATAATTCCGGACGCATAGAGCAAACCTTGCTTGTTGAAATACTCATCTACAAACCCGTGACCATACTTGTAGTCGAATACCTCAAGGTGCATTCGAGCGAGATCGAACGTCCAAACGTCAGGAGTGCCGCCGCATTCCTCATGGATCTCGGGAATGCTAACCCACTCTTCGATATGAAGCATCCCCGGCGTGATTGGATTGATCCGGCGTGCAACCGTCTCCGCGATGAGTTCCGCGCCGTCGAGCATCTCGCCGGTGATGATTACACCGTTGGGGGCGCTTGAGCCCTCAGAGTACAACCGGCCTGCCAACATCTCAGTACCAACCCAATGGGCCGCGGTCCCTTCAACGCTCTCGGGGGTATCGTCTTGGGAAAACTCCTTATTCATTTTCGGCCATTGGGCACACTTAGACCAGGCCGCCGCGCCAGAAGGGGGAAGAAACGCATGTACAGTCATCCGATTATCGCTTTCACGGCTGCCATAACTTGAGGTACCAGATCAAGCCGGTTTGCGAGCAATGGCAGAGAGGGCACGCCGACAGCGACAACGGCCGCGGAAAGCTGCTCATTCGTGAGCGTCTTCGCATTGATCGCCGCCGACGCAACCGAGAGAAGCGTTACATATGACTGGCGATCTTCTACAACGGCCGCCGGCACTGGGGGAGCGGGGATCGCGGGAGCGGCAGCGGCGGGCAACATCATCAGCGCTTTGAGTTCGGCTTCAACCAGCGCAACGGTACCCTCATCGATCCCGCGCTTCTTGCGCCAGGTAGAATCAGCGTTTTTCGCCCGGCTGCTCGCATGAATACGCTCATCCCAGGGCAGGCCCGTTCTATCGAGACGATCATTCTCAGCGACGGCGGCCACTACCGGCGGGTTGGGAACCAGGGCGATACCTGCAGCCGGCGCAGTTACGCCGAAGATTGCGGCAGCTTCAAGCTCGCTAACGGGCTCTTCGTCTACGTTTACGGCTTCGGGGATCGGATGGGCAGCAAAGACGGCCGCGGCTTCGAGATCCTCAGGCTCATCACCAGTTGTAAAGGCCGGAATCTCTGCCGCAGCTTCCTCTGAATAGGGAAAATCGAGAATGAATCCGCTAAGTGACTCACGTTGGGCTTTGCTCAGTAAAGATAGATCCACAGTAATTTGCAGCATATAGATAATTTCCCCTCCCAAGGGTTTATATGAGAAATTTAGCTCATTACTAACGCCCGCGTCAACATGTAATTTACAAATACCGAGATACACGATACAAATAACGAAGCGGTCAACATAACGTCAGGTAGCTTACATAATGCCCCCCGTCCTACGCCCCTTCCAAGTCGATTTAGAGCGCGATTGCTACGCAGCATGGGACGCCGGCGCGGTCAACGTTATGCCAGTGGCGGCCACGGGCAGCGGTAAGACGGTCCTGCTCTCCAAAATTGCTTATGACGAACCAGGGGCATCTATCGCGGTTGCCCATCGTCAAGAGCTTGTGAGTCAGATCGCCGTAGCGCTTGCCCGTAATGGCGTCAGGCATCGCGTAGTTGGCGCGAAAAAAGGCTCCGCCCTGGTGCGAGTGATTACGGCGCTGCAGGTTGCCGAACTCGGTTACAGCTTCCTCGATCCGAACGCTAAAACCGGCGTGGGCGGCGTTGATACCGTAATCCGGATGGCTAATGAGCCCTGGTTTCTGCAGGTGCGATTACAGATCCAAGACGAAGGGCACCACGTACTAAAAACTAACAAGTGGGGGAAGGTTGTTGAGATGTTCCCCAACGCCCGCGGGCTCTTCCCTACCGCTACGCCGTCGCGAGCGGATGGTAAGGGGCTGGGGCGGCACGCCGACGGCATCACAGACGCGTTAGTGCTCGCGCCATCCATGCGGGGCATTATCAACATGGGGTATCTGACGGATTACCGTCTTCTCTGCCCGAAGTCTACTTTGGATCTCACAAACGTAGCGATAAGCTCAGCAACCGGCGATTTCAATATTGATCAGGTACGGAAGGCCGTTCACGATTCGAGCATCACGGGCGACGTTGTAAAACACTATCTGCAATTCGCCGCCGGCAAACTGGGGATCACATTCGCGGTAGACGTTGAGGAAGCCGGCAAGATCGCGAACGCCTTCAAAGCCCAGGGCGTACCGGCCGAAGTGGTGAGCGCGAAGACTCCCGATGCACTCCGCGCCGCGATCCTTCGGCGCTTCAAGCGGCGCGAGATCCTTCAACTCGTAAACGTCGATCTCTTCGGCGAAGGCTTCGATCTGCCGGCGATAGAGGTTGTGAGCTTCGCCAGGCCGACTCAATCCTTTGCGCTCTACTCTCAGCAATTCGGCCGCGCCCTACGGCTGATGATCGCCGATGAGCTTCAATCTCGCTGGGGAACCTTCACCGATGAGCAGCGCCGCGAGTTGATCGCTCGAAGCGTCAAGCCGAAGGCGATCATCTTGGATCACGTAAACAACATCGTTCGGCACAATGGACCGCCGGATAGGGCTCGCGATTGGACGCTTGACCGGCGAGAGAAACGGGCGAAGGATTCCGATGCGATCCCTATCCGCGTCTGTATTGCGTGCCTACAGCCTTACGAAGCGTTCTATAAGAAATGCCCATATTGCGGGTATTACATGGCTCCCGATGCCATCGGCCGAAGTAAGCCCAAGTTTGTAGACGGGGATCTCACCGAATTGGATGCGGAGACGCTCGCAGCGCTCCGCGGGGATATTGCTCGGATCGATGGTGATTTCTACGCGCCCCAGGGCTTAGACCATTACGCCGCAATGGGGGCAAGGAAGCGCCACGCGGAACGGCAAGAGGGACAGAGAGCTTTGCGTAACGCGGTCGCGTGGTGGGCAGGTACAGAGCACGCCCGCGGGTACTCAGAGAGCGAGAGTTACCGGCGGTTTTTCTTCCGCTTCGGCATCGATGTTGCAAACGCCCAAACTCTCGGGACACGGGAAGCCAGCGAGTTAGCCCTCAAAGTAAATTTGGAATTGCAGAAATACGGCGTTGACGGTACCGTTATTTCTACAGCGTTAGAGATAATGTGAGTGAGAGGCATTACCGAGCCGTGATGATCTATATTGCAGGACCGATGACCGGAACCCCAGAGTTCAATTTCCCAGCTTTTCATGCGGCGGCTAAAACTCTCAGGCACGAAGGCTTTGATGCTGTAAGCCCGGCTGAGATTTGCCCCGAACTCGGTAGAACCTGGGATTACTACATGCGAAAAGATCTCGCAGAGATGCTCAAGTGCGACACGATCTATCTGCTCAAGGGCTGGGAGAAATCAAAAGGCGCTTCGCTTGAGCATTGCGTTGCTGAAGCTCTGGGAATGACGGTGATCTTTGAATAGATCGGTCATCCAATGGGCCATTCGCAACCGAGTGAATGAGATCGCGCTCAGGGAACTCCGCGCAATTTTCAATCTCGAAGGCGCTCACGCAATTCCGACAATGCTGGCGACCAGTGAGGCAGCCGTGCAAGCCAAAGTGAGACTCGAAGCCGCTCACAAGGGGCTCAAGCTCTGGAGAAATAACGTTGGGGCGCTCTTAGATAGCAGGGGCGTGCCGGTACGCTACGGGCTCGCGAATGATAGCGCCATTCTCAATAAGAGCATCAAGTCGGGGGATTTGATCGGATGGCGGCCGGTGCTGATTGGACCTGAGCACGTCGGGAGCATGATCGCCCAGTTTGTAAGCCGTGAGTGCAAGCGTCCCGACTGGCAATACACCGGCGACGATCACGAAAAGGCCCAGTTACGCTGGGCGGAAGCGGTGGTAGCGGACGGCGGCGATGCGGCTTTCTGTAACTCAGAAGGTAGCTTATAAATGGTCTACGTCGGAGGTAAATCTAAAGTCGCGAAAGATCTGGCTGCCATTATCTCGCTCTTCAGTCCCCGCGTTTATTGGGAGCCCTTCGTGGGAGCCGGGACCGTCATCCAATACGTCAAAGCTCCCGTAAAAATTGGAAGCGATTTAGACATTCATATCGCTTCGTTTTTGGAGTGCGTTCGAGACGGATGGCTTCCGCCGGCTGAGGTTTCCGAGAGTGACTATCAGTTTCTCAAGAGTTATGTACCTCTCACTCGCGAGTGCTACGCGACAAAGGCGGCCATCGGTTATGGATGCTCTTTCGGAGGTAAATGGTTTGGCGGATTTGCGCGAAACACCCGGCATAGTTCCTATGCCGGGTATGTCTATAACTCATCCCGCAAACAAAGCCCTTTGTTGCAAGGTATTCAATTCAAAAATCAGAGTTACCTTGACGGTCTGCCCGAAGGTGTTGATCTCATCTATTGCGATCCCCCTTACGCAAATACCACCAGTTGCGGGAGCGGCCGACAGTTCGATTCAAAGCTATTTTGGGACTGGTGTAGAGCCGTAGCTCTTCGAGGTATCACCGTCCTGGTTACAGAGTTCACCGCGCCGGATTTCGCAATGGAGATTTGGCGCAAAGAGAAGCCGGCCGATTTGCGGCGCGGAGATAACAAAGGTATGACAGAGAGATTGTTTCTAGTTAGGGGAGCAGCATGAGCAACAAGCGATTCAAACCAACCATCAGACGCGAGCTTATTTTGAGAGCAGCAATCGAGAGCGCCAGGCAGCCCGGCGGCTGGTCACTGATTACGCGCCAGGTAATCGCCAACGCTGCCGGCTGCTCTGAGGGATTAGTATCCCGCTACCTGGGCGATATGAAGGATGCGCGGCGTGTCATTATGAAAGCCGCGATTCGGGACGAAATTACGGAAATAATTTACCAAAGTCTTGTCGCACACGACGGTTACGCCGTAAAGAAGTGGCTTCCCGAACCCCTCAAGCAAAAGGCCCTTCGCAGCGTAATGGATCTGTAACCGAAAATGTTCTACATCTACATTCATTGCAGACCAGACGGCACCCCCTTCTACGTCGGTAAGGGGCATGGCGCTCGGGCTAGAAACTTGGAATAAGGGGCTCAAGCAAGCGTGAATCAATTCATCGTTTACCGAAGGTCCGACAAGGCTCCCGTTGACTACCGCACGGGCAAGCCCGCGAACGCTCACGATTCCTCAAATTGGACAGACGTAGCAACAGCATCCAGTGTTGCTCAGGCATGGGGCGCTGAGTGGGGCATCGGTTTTGTTCTTACGGAGCAATCGCAGATCGCTGTGATCGATGTGGACGGTTGCCGCAATCCGCAGACTGGGGAAATAAGCCTCATCGCTCAAACATTGATCACCATGCTTGCTGGTGCTTATGTTGAGATCAGCATCGGTGGGAAGGGCATCCACATCTGGTTTCGTTATAGCGGGGCGATGCCCCCGCACGCGAGCAGGGCGGCCGGAATTGGCGAGTTTTATCACAAGGATAGATACATCGCGATTGGCGCTCCTTATGCGGCTCCCAGCTTCACAAACGGAAGTCTGGGGACGGACCATACTGTATCTCTTCCATCTCTGATTGCTACGTTCTTTCCCCCTGACGCTTCGAGCGTCGGTGAGAGCGAATGGACTACCGAGCCCCGCGAAGATTGGAACGGGCCGCTAGAGGATAGCGAGTTGTTGCGCCGCGCCATGCAGAGCCGCTCGACGGCAAGCGCCTTCGGCGGTAAGGCGTCCTTTGCGGACTTGTGGCTCGCTAACGAGTCTGTACTCGCTGTGAGCTACCCTGACGCCAACGGGAGAGCCTACGACGCGAGCGCCGCCGATGCTGCCCTGGCTCAGCACTTGAGCTTTTGGACGGGTGGAGATTGCGCTCGTATCGAGCGATTGATGAGGGGCTCAAAGCTAGTCAGGGAGAAGTGGGAACGTAACGCAGACGTGTACTCCGGTCCGGGTATGGGATATATCCCCCGCACCATCCTGGGCGCTTGTGGTCGGCAGCTTGAGGTACTCTCTGATGCCGCCAGCGCCCCCGTACCGCCCCCGCCGGGCACGGTGAGCCATGCGCCCACCCCCAGGGGCGGCGATGGCTTCCTGGACTCTGAGAAGCAACAGGCTCACTTTGGGCAGTGCGTCTATGTGAGCGGCCAAAACAGAGCCTTAGTGCCTGACGGCTCGCTAATGAAGCCCGACGCCTTCCGCGTGCGATACGGCGGTTTCAATTTCAATCTCGATACTCAGAATATGAAGACAACCCGGGACGCCTGGGAAGCGTGGACGCAAAACCAGGTTTACAAATGCACTGAGGTAGACGGGATATGCTTCAAGCCCAATCTACCGGCGCGGAGCATCGTACACGCCAACGGTCAGACCTTTATCAACACCTTTATCCCCGTCGACATTCGGCGCGTTGTGGGCGACGCCAGTCCCTTCCTCAACCATCTCGCGAAGGTACTGCCCGATGAGCGCGACCGTACGATTTTGCTCTCGTATATGGCGGCGTGCGTCCAACATCAGGGAATCAAATTCCAATGGGCTCCCTTGCTGCAGGGCGTTGAGGGGAACGGCAAGACGCTCTTTGCGCGATGCGTAGAGCAGGCCGTTGGTACTCGATACACCTATTGGCCGAAGGCAGCGAAGATCTCCGCAACCTTCAATGCATGGATGGCTAACAAAGTCTTCTATGCGGTCGAAGATATTTATGTTCCCGACTCGAAGCGCGAGATCCTCGAAGACTTGAAGCCGATGATCACGGGGGACAAAATCGAGATCGAAGCGAAGGGCATCGATCAATTCATCTCGGATATTTGCGGTAACTTTATGTTCAATTCCAACCATCTTGACGCGATCCGGAAGACTGAGAATGATCGCCGCTTTTGCGTGCTCTTTAGCGCTCAGCAACAGTCAAGCGACCTGAGACGGGACGGACTAACGGAGAGTTACTTTGTAGCCTTGTACAACTGGCTTAGAGAAGAGGGCTACGCGATAGTCAACGAGCTTCTATTTACCTACGCGATCCCCGCGGAGTTGAATCCCGCCGGCGACTGCCAGCGAGCGCCGGTCACCACCAGCACCTCTAAGGCCATCAAAGACGGCCTGGGCAGCCTTGAGCAAGAGATCGCGGAAGCCGTCGCCCAGGGCTTGCCGGGCTTCTCTGGTGATTGGATATCTACAACCTGGCTTGAGCGCCTTCTAGAGCGGATGCGGCTAAACAAGATATCACACTCGAAGCGTAAACAGATCCTTGAGCAGATGGGTTATATCTACCATCCCGCGCTCACTGACGGCCGCCCCAACAATCCCGTGCTGCCCGACAACACAAAGCCGCGGCTCTTCGTACTCGCCGGATCCCTGACTTCGCAGATCCCGACGGCCGCGGCAGCCACGAAGCATTATGAAGCCGCCAACGCAAATAAGAGCCCCGTAGGGCTCCCGTTCGCTGCTCATCAGTTTGGGCGCTCTAACTAGCCGCCTTTCTCGGATGCACGTAGCCGCACTTAGAGCACGGCTTGCGGCGTTGGGTTGCTGTGAGTGGCGTCCCGCACTTAGCGCACGGCTTGAGCTTGACGTTGGTAGCCTTCGGCGCTTTGGCGCGGTTGCGCCGCCCGTGCTCGCTGCGAAACTCAGAGTCGGGAATCGTGGTGAGATCCCAATGCGGCGTGTACTTCAATTTGAGCCCCCTTATTCAGACAGGTTACTAGTGGGATGATACTATGCGGTGAAGCGCAAGCGGGGCAGGAAATCGCAGAGTCTATAACACTCTGGCAATTCTCGCACCAGTAAGCGCCGCTAAGGGAGATGTGAGCCATTAGGCCATCCTCTTGATGAAGAGCGAAACTGCGAGCCCTACGGCGATGCCGGCCACTACTCCGACGGTGAAAGCGATTGAGATCATTTGCTCACCCGCTTTAGAAATAATGCCTTCTGACGTTCAATAGCCGCCGAGTACGCCGCCCAGTACGCCGAGTCCGCCGCCGAGTCCGCCGCCGAGCGCGCCGCCGAGCGCGCCGCCAAGCGCGCCGAGTACGCCGCCGAGTCCACCGCCGAGTCCACCGAGTCCACCGAGTCCACCGCCGAGTTCGCCGAGTCCGCCGCCCAGTACGCCGAGTCCGCCGCCGAGTCCGCCGCCGAGTACGCCGCCGAGTACGCCGCCGAGCGCGCCGCCGAGCGCGCCGCCGACTTTTTATCTTCTAACTGAGCAAGCGTAATTTTTCCGTCCATAAAATCGCTCGCGGCTTGCAGCGCTTCGCGAGGGCGCTTGTCGTCAGGAAACGCCTTCTCAAAATTACCCAGAACTTCCATTGCAAAATCAACAGAGAGTAAAACGATGGCTCGCTTACAGGGCTCCGTAGTCGCTCGCATTGCCCAGATCGCATGATCTAAGCCGTTGGATTTGAGGATGCGTTTTAGACTGATTTCTTTATCGTCAGTCCACTTGGAGCCGAGTGAAGCTGTCAGAGTTTGTAATCCAGCAGAGCAGGCGTTTGCCTTGTGAAGTAGAGCGAGCGTGGTTTTGAGCATCATTGTGAGCGCCTCCTGAGCGCTGATACAGAGTATCAATTTACTAGTAAGCTGTCAAACATCAGGCTCTACCAGTGGAGCCAGACATTTCGCGGTAATACTGCCGATCCGTTCGGGCGTGAGCTTGGCGGCCTTCTGGCGAGCGTCTAAGAGCGCTTGCTTGGGGGTATCGCCAGCGCCGCCGCGTTGCCCGGTGTTGATCTCGGTTATGGTGAAACGGACGTTATCATCAGCGACGGTCCCGAAGCGGATGAGCGCAAAGCTCAGGAGAGGAAACTCGGGGATGCTTACGGGTACGCCCATCCGCTCCGTCTTCGGATCTGTTACCAGTTTGCCGGCAACCATTACGGGGATCATTCCCTCTCCGTCTTCATCAAACTTCGCCCGCTTGAGCGCCTTCCTTTGATCCGTCGTCAACGCGCCGGTAAGCGATCTCTTTTGAAGCCGCTCGCTCTCTTTGTCACTCCAAGCGCTGAGAGTCTTGATCGCAGCGCCGCGGGCAATGATCAGGAAACGCGCCCGCGTCTTTACGTGGCCGGCCTGCCCCACCACTTCAAGCAGACGGGTACCAACCGGCAGCTTTACGCCGAAGGGCGGATGCCCCTCCTCTAAACCCATTCCTTCGATTTCGTGCTCACTCTCAACGATCCTCACCGATTGGATGGTTACGCCCTTCGCCCAGGCTCGCAGGCGCTTACCCTCAATGCAGGCCGGCGCGTGCCCTTCTACGGGGATCGCTACGATGGGGGCTTTGGCTTTGAGCAGGCTCTTGATATTCATCATTCCTCTAATCTACCAGGTTACTAGTTATCTGTCAATCCAATTCTTTGCCATTATCTCAGCGTCCCGGCGAAGGATCGTTAGCTCAACGTCGCCCCCGAGTGCCTGACGTTTGAAGCCCAGGGCGACGGCGTATTTATACGGGCTCTGATCTACGGGACCGGCGATCTGGCTCACCTTCGCCCAGCGCCGGCCGCGGCGATAGTATTTGACGGGCGGGATCACCAGCGGTCAACTTTCGCGAAGCAAACGATGATGACTAGCCTGATCATGCGTCCAACCTCTCGGGGCGGCCGTTGTCGTCTTCGTCGAGATGCCGAGCGGTTTCGGCTTCCTCAGCGCGTATGCGAGCTTGCACCGAGAGAAAGTGTAGATCGTCGGCGTCAGTCCCCGTGGCATCGCGATCACGCCCAAGAGAGTTTTGCAGATCAAATAGTTCGGGGTGATTAGCCTTGAACGTTTTGAAGAAATAAGCATCCCGCTCAAGGCCGCGAGTCACTGGTAATTTATTGGTCAGAAGATCCGGCATTTGAATCGAAGGGTCTATTTCCATTGCTAGAGCGAGCATCCTGGCCTTGAAATACTCACGGTCGTCCCAGTGGAGAACGATGCATATGGGGGCCAGATCTTGACGCTTAGGCTTCGGGCGGAGAGCTAGTTTACGCTCTTGCAGTTCAGCGTGAGCTTTGGCGAGTTCGATGCGCTGTCGCCGCTGATCACTCTTTTCGCGCTCGATAGCTAACCGCTCTTCCTGTAACTCAAGCCGCCGCGCTCGGTTAGCGTCACTCTCAGAAGATGAGTATGCTACGGCTGATCCCCGGATGCACATCTCACAAGTGCTGCTCTGCAAATAACGCTCAGCGATGTGTCCATTTTTACAGGGCTCACCTGTAAAATACTTTTTGAGCCCCAACGTTATTGCTTGCTGCCGCGTAATTATTTCCATGAGTCAAACATTACGCTGGGAATTATTATCTGTCAAATACCGTATGTAGGATTACCCCGTCGCCCTCACCCCGAAGGCACTTCCGTAGCGCTCTAGGAACGAAGTTTGTCGAAATCAAATGTCGTCATATCTATGTATGTAATGATTCCTACCTATTAGTATGTACTATTTCTATTTCTCCTTATTTCTCTCTATGTGTTGATTTGATATATATAAGGGTAATAGAGAAAAGAGGGTGTAACTCCAATAGAATCAATGACACCCAATAACTACCCCGTAATTACACCGCTAGCCATTCGGGGTAATTCTAAGCGCCCGTTTGCATTGTGGATGCCCGGCGCGGTAATGTGGGAAGCCAGGGATATGCTCAGTGATCGTCAAAAACGTTTCGTCTTCCATCAGGCTCGCATTACTGATGGTGCAAAGGCTTACGTATTGGCAGGTTACAGCGAGCAGGGAGCGGCTCAAGGCGCTTCGCGTCTGTTACAGAACGTTGAGATACAGGAAGCTATAGAGGTTGAGCGGGCGGACCTGGCCCGTGTCGCGAGCCTGAGCCCCGAATGGGTTTTGAATCGATGGATGTTGATCGCCAGCGCGGACCCGAGAGATCTGATCCATACCCGCATCGGCTGCTGTCGGCATTGCTGGGGCATTGATAACAAACGGGAATGGATGGAACACGAATACGCTACCGCGCTCAACGAAGCTCTGACTTGCATGTTGCTGCCGCCGGCCTTCGAGGGTGGCCTAGGGTACTCGCCGACTCGCGAGCCTAACCCTGACTGCCCTAAGTGCAAGGGCGAAGGCTTGCCGCGGACCTGGCTCGCCGACTCCCGCAAGCTGAGCCGTTCGGCCGCGGCTCTCTTCGCTGGCGTAAAGCAGACGAAGGATGGGATTGAGATCAAGATGCACGATCAGCCCGAAGCGCTCAAGTCGCTCGCCGATTACCTGGGGATGCAGAACAAGAGCAGCGCCGATGTAAAGCTGGCTGCGGCTCTGGTGGTGGGCGGGAGCGCTAAGGATCTCTCAGACGATGAGCTTGCCGGCATCATTGAGCGGGGGCGGTTGCGGAGGGCTCGAGCTGCGACTTTGGGGGTATCTGCGGGGGTATTATCGCCGGCGGCGTTGCCAAGTAAGACAATCGAGGGCACTTAGTGCCGGCTTCGAGTCCCTAAGTAGGAGCGATGCACTAAAAAGCCCCCTCAGTTGAGGGGGCTGGCGGCACTCGGGGAGCCGGTTAGATGTGCATAAGAGCGCGATTGGATGCGAGCGAACGGGGGAAGCGTCTCAGCGTCGCATTCTTCCGGCGAAGGGATCAGGGCGGCCCAGGGCTGCTGTGACGCGCGCCAGCTCGATCTGATCAAGCATCGGCAGATCGGGTTTGGAGCCGATCTGATCTTTGATCGTCAGGGCTAAGATGGTGAGCAAGCTGAGTGCGGCAGGGATAAACAAAATGTACATGGAATCCTCCAAGTTGAGATATTACCAAGTTACTAGTAAGCTGTCAAGAGTTATTTTCATTTATTTCGAGCGTTTCCGCGTCGCATTCTTCCGGCGAAGGGATTGGGGCGGCCTTTACAACCTGGGCGCATACCAGGTGCATCGCGGCGCGGCGGGCTTTGCTACTGGGGGACGCGAGCAGGATCGCCAAGCTATCAGAGAGGATCTTCGCGGTCATGCTGCTACCTCCCACGCCCACGCGCCAGGCTTGTAAGTGCTCTGCGAGAGCTTCGAGCCGCGGAGAGTGATCACGCGAAGGCTACCGTCTGCCCGCAACACCAGAGCGCCCCCGCGCCGGCGAGCCCAGGCGTTGACGGCCGCCTTCCATGATGCCGCTTTCGTGGCGTTCGCGAGATTGCGCCATTCGGCAACGGTGAGAAGGTTGGTAGGCTGAGCGTTCGGGTTGAAGTTCGTAACTGTCATTTTTGGGGTATCCTCTCGACTGCAGATACAAGAGCCTCAGCGATCCGCCGCAACGTTGCAGCATCGAAGGCGTAGTTATTCGCGGCGTTGATCCTGGCGGCCATCTCTTCGCAGGTGAGTTCCGGCGTGTTGAGGTAACGAGTGATCTCTTGAAAGAGATCCCCAGTAACTTGGTAATCTATATATGCAGTCGAGAGGATACAGCAAAATGCTTTCGTGGCGTTCGCGAGCTTGGTAGGCTGAGCGTTCGGGTTGAAGTTCGTAACTGTCATTTTTGGGGTATCCTCTCGACTGCAGATACAGATTAGCAAGTTACTAGTAAGCTGTCAACATAATAATGAATCTAATTTATATTCGGCCTGCAGGCGAACGCGAACGGCGTCAAGCGCCAGACATTCGGCCTTTACGAACTCGTAAGCCTTCGGGAAGCCCATCGCCGGCAGTGCGTTGCGCTGAGCAAACTTCGCTTCCTGGGCGCGGTACTCTGGGGACTGGCGAAGGATTGCTTGAGCCGCCCTGGTGCGTTCGGCGCGGTACTCATCAGCCGCCGTCTTCGGGTGAGCGATGCCAGTGTTGCGGGTAACGCATACCGAGCCGTAATGAAGGATCTCACCAGATGAGAGAAGCTCAACGGCGAAGGTTCCCTTGAGCCCAGTCTTACCGCAACAATCGCAGTTTGTAACCTCATCAGTGAAGCCGAAGATCTTGAATTTGTTTTCCATAAAGAGATATTACCAAGTTACTAGTAAGATGTCAAGAGTTATTTTCAAATTCTTTTAGAAGCAATCGTTCCCTTGCTTCGCGGTATCCTGAGCTTGCGATAGAGGGTTCCCCTTCCAATCTGGATCAGCTTGGCTGCTTGGCGCTTATCGCCGTCGCATCGACGTACGGCCTCATGGATCAGTCGCATCTCAAGCTCTGCCATCGTTGGCAGTGTGTCGCCAAGTTCAAGGATCGGCTTCGGGAGTGGCCGCCGGCATCGTACACAGAAGGCTCGAACAAACTGATTTAGACCGCATGAGCAGCGCACTGATGGCCGCACATCGCACGTCACTCCGCGCCCCCGATCTCAGCGATCAGCGCCCGTATGCTCTCAACGCTCCAAACCCGAATACGCGGGCTGAGCAGCCGGCCGGCCGGGAAGCGGCCACTTTTGACGCCCGCCCACCAGGTTGCACGGCAGACGGGGATGACGGCGAGTATTTGGGGCAATCTCACAAAACCAACTTCAGGAAGGTTCATACACTCCATTGTAGTCCATTACCCTCTATCGTTGGGCATAACACGCAAGCGCCAGTTACCTTGACGTAACTTTGGTTACCGGGGTACTGTTGGCGATATGGCAACCCCCAACCCGCTAGACGAGATGAATTGGGAAGATCGCTTTATGTATGCGTTCCGCAGCGTGCTAGTGCTTGAGAACAGGCTCGAAGATGCGCTCGCACTACTCAAAGAGCAACGCCCTGAGATTGTGATTTTGCACAACGGCGATCAGGTTCAAAAGCTACGCGAGCGCCATCAGATCAGACAGCTACGCAAAGAAGGTGTGAGTTATCGGAACATCGCGAAGCGCATTCAACAGTTGCGGAAAGTAATTTGACAGCGGCAATTACTGCGGGTACTGTGTTGGCTTACGGAGAGCGGCGAGACTCAACTCGTAGGGGCCATCTCTCGCCGCTTCCCCGGCAACTAACTGCGACCAAACGTCACAGCGAGCAAAAGAGCAATGTGTTGGCTTTCCGCCCCCGCACTGCTCCGATGCAAATGGCAGCCTAAAAACTGTCGGGGTACGCCGGATGCTCTACCTGGCAACAGAAAAGGCCGGCACTATTTTAGGAGACAATCAGTGACCGTCGCAGAGCAAGTCAACCAGATCCAAAAGAAACTGCGCGAGCGGACGATGGGCTCGCAGTTGCCGGTTGATCGCGTAGATGCTCCGTGCTGGTTGGACCTGCCGCGGGAGCGGGTGACGCTTAGATGGGGGTATTTGACGGAGAGACAGGGACACTAAGCGAGTTTGTAACCTTCACAAACTAGAAGGGATACGGGCAATTGATCGCGCCCGTATCCCCAAAAATACCCCTCTCGGCTTGCGCTTTACCCGCGCAGAGGGCAGTGCTAGTTACTCCTAGTTGCCGATGCAAATATATCGGATTGCGTCACTGCCCAAACCGCCATCATCTGAAAACGTCACCGACGATCCGCTGGTGTAAGTGATTCCAAGTGCATCATTATTTATGCTGCTG